GCTAACTATGACTGACGATGAGAGGGAGGAGTTTTTGTATGGCTTAAACAAAATAGAAGTGTGGAAACAGGCGGAAGGTAATCCCGACACTAAAACAGATATAACAACTAAAGGAGAGAAGATAGAATTTACTCCAGCAGTAGCAAAAGTTGTAGATGAGTTTGAAAGTAAACTTAAAGAACAATTATGAAGAAGAAAACAAATAGCTTTAAGAATTTAAAAAGAGGGACGTATAATTCTAATCTTGATGCTTTTAAAGGCTGTGATATTTGGTGTAAATTATGGCCTCAATCGTGTCCGAATAATAGAAAAAATGTTATTAAGCCAAGTATCAATCCATAGCTGGATTCAAGAAAATGGTATAAAAACAGAAAATGGCAAGCCATTAGATTTTACTACACATAGATATTTATTTGATATTTATAGAGATACTTCTCCTTATTTAGTTTGTTTGAAAGCAGGACAGATAGGATTTAGCACAATGGCTATTTTAAAGACTATTTGGCTCTGCAAGAACAGACGCTTAAATGTTGGATATGTGCTACCCACAGTAGAAATGGTGCAAAAGTTTGTTGGCTCAAAGGTTAATCCAATGGCACAACAAAATCCTATCATTCAAGGTTGGATGAAAGATAAAGACTCTATTACGCAAAAACAGATAGGCGAGAACTTCATTCACTATCTTGGCTCACAGACTGACTTATCAGCAATTATGTTGTCGTTAGATATTCTAGTTGGCGATGAGTTTGATAAAAGTCCACAAAGTATTCTTGAAACTTATGACTCACGTTTACAGCACTCAGAGTATGGTTGGAAATGGCTATTCTCTAACCCTACGATACCCGACTTTGGTGTTGATAGATTCTGGGCTTTGAGTGATAAGAAAATATGGCATATAAAACACTCTTGTGGAGAAACTTATCCATTAGATGAAAAGTGTATTGATTACACGACTGAAACTTATCGTTGTCCTAAATGCAAAGGCGAGATAACTAATGAAGAAAGACGAATGGGCGAATGGGTCAAGACAGCAAGTGGCAAATGGTCTGGCTATTGGATACCACTTTGGCTAAATCCTAATATCAAAGCAACTTACATAGCCGAAAAGAAACGAGGTAGTCCTGAGTACTTTTATAACTTTGTGGCTGGTTTGCCTTATGTTAATCCTAATGACGCATTAAGCGAGCGAGCATTAAAGAACTGCTTATCGGATAATGTAAACACCCAAGAGGGCAGAGCAATAATCGGACTAGATACTTCTTATAACTTACACTACACAATACGAAATAAACAAGGTGCTTTTTATTATGGTTATTGTATGTCCCCCCAAGAAAAGAAAGACCCGAACTATGACCCTTATGATGAAATAGACAAACACTTGCACGATAACAAGAATTGGATATTGATGGCTGACCAAGGTGGGGACTTAATCGGTGTTAGAAAGTTGCAACAGAAATATCCAGGGCGAGTATTCTTAATCTGGTCGGTAAAAGAGACTCGCAACAAACAACTCATTCGTTGGGGCGAAGATGAAGAATATGGCAAGGTCTTGATAGATAGAAACCGAGTAATACAATTAGCCGTAGACCAAATAAATGAAAAGCGAATGGTTTACAATGGAACTTATGAGGACTGGAAACCATTTTTTGCTCACGCTTTGAATATCTATCGTGTTAAGACTTTTGTTGGAGAGGAAAATGACCCACAGTATGGCTGGAAGTGGGAATGGCGACGTAAAGGACCAGACCACTTTTTTATGGCTGATATGTATGCTCTTGTCGGCCTAGATAGATTTGGCGAAGATTTGGCTACTATCATTTCAAAGAAGGACAACTTCTTACAAGGTGTAGTCAGAGGTTCAAGCGTAGACGGCACTATTCCAGCTAGACAATTCAAGTCTTTTTATTCAACAGGGAGTGATAATAATGATTTTTAACTATGCCAGAACCACAAGTAACAATTTTCTTAACTCATCAGGATGCCGAGCTTTTCAAGTCGTTTAATCAGTTCCATAAGACCTTTGAATTGCTATGTAAATCAGGGGCGTTTGATATTAAAGGAGGAAGTTTTACTTGCCACCTAGATAACTTAGGTAATGTGCAAAAGATAGAACGACACGATAATTTGTTTGACGCACGAGTGCAGAAGTTAGCTTGACTTTTAGAAAGTAATTTGCTAAGATTGAGCTATGAATAAAAGTGTTGCAACTTATTATAAATTAAATCAGCCCCGCCAGTTCTGCAACGCTCTGGTTGGGCTAATTTAGCGTATAATTTTATGAATAAAAAACAAATAGAAGCATTAAAGTTGGTTATAGATTTTGTGGAACGCTGGAATAAGGAAGACAATGAAAAAGATATTGCCGAAGCAAATTTAATTTTACAAAATTTTATAGAACAAAATGTTGAATATGGGGAAGGTAAGTATTGTCCTATTTTTAAAAAAAAAGATGATACAAATTATCTTTATGAATTACTAAGATGAAAAAAACACCACATACTAATTTAAGAAAAATCTGTGAAAAATGCAAAGTTCCATTTTGTCCCGATTGTTGGGAAGATTGTCCGACTTGTGAACCTAAAGAAGAAGTCGCTAGAATATTTCCTAATTACCAAACTTTACCTGTTGAAAGAAAAAAAGATTTTTTAGAACTAATTATAAAATGGAGTAATCAAGAATTAGAATTATTAAGATGAAAAAATTATTTACATTATTGTGGATATTATTAAATTTAGTTTCAATAACTTTATCAATTATGGTAATAATGAAATACTTTCATAAATATGGATAAAAAAACTATTAAGAAAATAGCAAAAATTCTAGGAGAACCAGATGAACCTTTACAAAAAATACGTAAAAGAGAAATACCACAATTTAGGGCTTGGTATTGTGGAAATATGTTTTATTTTGATTTAATAGATTTATTTAATAGCACTACTATGCACTGTGGAGAAACTTACAGATATGAAGATGAAATGCAATATGTAGGCATAAAAGATAAAAATGATATTAAAATCTTTGAAGGAGATATACTAAAACATTTAGCAATATATCCCGATGATTTTGTAGAAAGAAATCCTCATTTAGCTTATGGAAGAATTTGCGGAGGAGTTGTGAGAAAAAATGGGTGGATTTATATAGATGAAAATACAAAAAATCCTATATTACTAACGGACTCAAATAGCAAAGAATGGGAAGTTATTGGAGATATATATAGAAATCCCGAATTATTAAAGAATGGTCTAGAACCTGAATACTAAAAGTTATCCACATAGTTGCTTGCATTTCAAAAAAGTGTTATACTTATAGATATTAAAAAGGTCTAACCCTAACACAACAGGCGGACGCACAAAATGCGTCTGTTTTTTATTTATATGGCATTAGAAAAAATAAATAACCCAATGAGAGATGATATGTATTTCAGTAAGAAAACTGGTAAATACAAAGTTGATTTAAGTAGGTTTGGTGTTAAAGGAAAAGTAGAAGATAAACATCCAACGCCTGCAATAAAATCAGCTAGGCGTAAATCATTATCAGCTAAAAGTAAAGCTCTAAGAGCATAATTTATATGGAGGAAAAAATGTTAGCTAAAATATATCACAGAATAGGTTATGTATCAGTAGCTTTAACAATAATGTGGGCGATTTTAATAGTAGTAATAACAACCAAATAATATGAAACCAAGTTTTAAAACAATTCAAAAAAGATATTCATATTCTGCTAGACATAAAAGTGATGAGGGTGAGCAAGGAATAGTTAAAAGGCACGATATTCAAAAAGCAAAAGAATGGTCTGCCAAATCCAAAGCATTAAGAATGAAATAATAAATGGACAAAGATAAGAGATGAAAGAAAAAGTAAAGTGTAAAAATTGTTTAACCCCACTACGATACAAAGGCAATTATTATGGAAAGACAGGATTATGCTATAAGTGTTCACGACCCCATAGTTTTGGTAAGCCATTTATAAAAGGACAAGTAGGTTGGAGTAAGGGAACAAAAGGTGTGTTGCATAATCCATTAAAAGGAAAGAAAATGCCAGAAAGTTGGAAAGCAAAATTAAGAACACCAAAGAAAATACACCACCTTTGGACAGACGCACAAAAGAAAGCACAAAGTGAAAGGTTTATGGGTAAAAGAATGGGAGCGGAAAATGCTAGGTGGAAAGGGGGAGTAAGCGAATTAGAACACGGTAAAATAAGACGAGATAGAGTAAGAAATGCAGTAGGTTCATACACAGACGGAGAATGGGAACTTTTGAAAATACAATATGGTTTTACTTGCCCTTGTTGTCATCAAGCCGAACCAATAATACAACTAACAAGAGACCATATAATTCCATTATCACGAGGCGGTAGTAATTTTATAGAAAATATCCAACCTTTATGTAAAAAATGCAATGTCAAAAAATTTACCAAAACAATTAAATACTAAATATGAATGAAGATAATTTTGCCGTCAACATTCAAGCAGTAGACGACCTAGTTAGTTCTAAAACTAACAAAGTTTATACTGGCAACTCTGACGAAGAAGGAGTAGTAGGCGACTATCAAGACGAACTATCCTTAGACCTCTCTGATGAGGAACTTTTAGACTTAAAGAAACAATACGAAAGTGATTATGCTGGATATGCACCGAAAGTAGTTGCTAGACAGAAAGAGAACAAGAAATACCTATTAGGCTTACAGTTTGGTAATTCAAGACGCCAAGTGCCAGTATCTAAGAACTTACTATTCCAAAGCACCGCTACATTCGTTCCGCAAGCATTAGCCAAGAACCCTGAACCTGTAGTATTCAGCGATAACACACCACAAGGCAAGGAAGCAAGCAAGGGCTTAAAGACAATGCTTCAATTCCACGCAGAGAACTTCTTACTTAGAAAGAAACTAGGTATTATGGTTTGGCATTGGGGAGTTTACTTCATAGCTATTCTTAAATATGGCTGGGATGAAACTACTAAGGACATCACAGTAGAAGTCAGGAATCCACAAAACTTCCTATTTGAACCCACAGGCTATGTAGATGAGTTTGGTGACTTTGTAGGTTGGATGGGAGAGAAGATAGAAACCACAGCCCAGAAACTTATTGACACCTTCCTAGAACATAAAGCATATATTTTAGACAAAGTTAATAACAAAGTAGGCACGAAAGTTGTCCGCACAGAATGGTGGACTGATGAATATTGCTTTACCACCTTTTTTGACAAGGTGTTGGACAAACACAAGAATGAATTTTACAACTACGATACGAAAGGTCAATCAACCGAAGAAAGCGAAGCTGGAGAGGAAACATTAAAAGGTCATAATCACTTTGCGAAGCCAAAGATGCCTTATACTCTCCTCTCTATCTTCTCTTTACAAGAACAACCCCACGACATCACGAACTTAATAGAGCAGAATATCTCAAACCAAGACCAAATCAATGTCCGTGATGAGCAGATTGATAGGAACCTAAAGAGTGCTAACAATGCGGTAGCAATCTCAGGCGTATCATTTAACCAAGAAACAGCGAGTCAAGCGGTGCAGAGTTTCTATGAAGAAGGTTTCATCTTAGTCCCAGATGGAAATGTAGATGGGGCTATAAAGCGTATTCCAGCTAACGATTTGCCTAGTGGTATATTCACCTCACAAGAGAACGCACAGAACGCTTTAATGAGTGTATACGGCACGCAGGGACTAACAGCAGACGCACCAGACACAGACCAAACAGCTCATGGTATGGTAATCAACACTAACCGAGATAGTTCCCGAATAGGCGGAGGAGTAGGAGAAGCCCTAGAACAAGTCGCCGCTAACTTCTTTAATAAACTAACCCAAATGTATTATGTATTCTATGACGAACCTCACTTTGCTGCTGTTATGGGTAATGGTGCTGCGGTATCTTATATTCAATTACAAATGCAGGACGAAGAGAGACGATTTATCGTAAATGTGTCCCCGAATAGTATGGTTCCAAAGGACGAAGTGTCACAGCAAAATCTCGCTACTCAACTCTTTGAAGCAGGTGCTTCCGACCCACTAACTTATCTAGAAAATATTGACGACCCAGACCCACAAGAGTCGGCATTACGAATGATGATTTATAAAACCAACCCACAGCAATATATTCAAAGTTATCTATCGCCAACACCAGAACAGCAACAGCAAGGAGTAGGACAACCACAGCAAGCGACAGGACAAATACAAAATGAAGCACCTACAAACACAAATTTATCAGCACCGCCTACTAGCTCGTCACTAGGTCAGGTCGGAATGAGCGACAACGCTCAACAACCTAATATAACAACTTAAATATGAGCAATGACAATGTAGGAAAATGTGGACACGCAAAATGTGCGGGAGGAAACGGATGTTTTATGAAAGGTAAACCTATGAGTAACTACAAAAAAGATTCCACTCCAAGAAGTAAAGCGTTGAAGAAGAAATTAGTAGGTAAAGAGGGATACAAGCCAAGCAAGTTTATAGACCACTACGAATAATTTTATGCCACTTACAAAAAAAGGAAAAGAAATAATGCGAAATATGGATAAGGAATACGGCTCAAAGAAAGGTGAACAAGTATTTTATGCTTCAAAGAACAAAGGAACAATTAAAGGAGTAGAGGGTCGGACTGCTCGTTCAAAAGCATTAAAACAAAAATAGTATGAAAGAAACAGCTAAACACAAAGCTCTCAAGAAAGATAAAAAGTATGAAGGCAGTAAGTTAGATAAGTATTTAGATAAGAAGCTACATCTAAAA